AGTTGCCTTCGTGTTCGCGAGTGCAGCAACGGAGTCAACGCCTTTCTGTCTCCATGCACGGGTGCTGAACACGACAGAGTCGGGTGCAGCGACAAGCGATGCCACGCTATCTATCCCCTTCTGAACCCTTGCACGGGTGGCAATAGTTGCGGAGTCAACCGATAAGGTCTGTGTACCCTTCAGCAAGCCATAGCCTGCGGTTCTGACATAAGGAGACAGCATGGCGGTCGTATCCGTTTTGCGGAGGTATGGAGACAACATAGAGGTGGTATCGGCTTTACGGAGGTACGCGCCAAGCATCGTGGAGGTGTCCGAGATGTTGACCTTGAGGGCGATGACCGCACCAAGGGAGTCATCGCCCTTTTTCCTCCAGGCGCGGGTGCTGAGGACGGAGGTATCGGCCGATACAGACCCCGATGTCGTGATGGTGCTGAAGTTCATCCCCGTCCCTGCGCTGACCGAGAGGACGGTGCCGCCTCCGAGGGTGGAGATAAGTGTCACGAGGCTGTCCACCGCCTTCTGCCTGTATGCCCTCGTAGACAGCAAAGCCGTGTCCGTCCGTGTGGCTATGACCGCCCCGAGGCTGTCATCGCCCTTCTTCCTCCATGCACGGGTCGAGAACACCAAGGAGTCCACTACTGCCTGCGCCGTGATCTGCCGGAACCTCGAGGTCGTGCTGTCCCAGTAGGCGAAGTTATTCAGCTGAACGGAGAATATCAGCAGGCCGTTCCTCTTCGTCCCCGTCACGGCGTTGGTGTCCACCACCATGGGCGGCATCAGGCCCTTGTTCGCGCCGTAGCGGGGACCGACCGACAGGTAGGCGGCGGTGTCCGTGGGAGCGTTCCTTCCCACCGACATCTGGTTGCGGAAGATGTAGTCGGGCACAGGGTTGATCTGCTGACCCATGGCCGAAGTGGTAACAAAAAGTACCACTAAAATGTAACCGAGTATTCTCATTTCTGAAAGACTTTTATGACTTCTCCGAAGTTGAGCGTTGAGTCGAACCATATCCTTTGCGCCGACTCGTCGACGACCGCCTGTCCGGGCGTGACCGACCCCACCACGGGCAGGCCCGTGATGTTGGTGGATGTCGTCAGCGATGCGCTGTATGTGGAGGCCGTCAGCGGCTCGTTCAGGTAGTTCTGAACCGTGCCCACGATGGCGGTCAGAGACCCGAAGGCGTAGGACGCGGCGACGGAAGGGAGCACGGGGAAGGCCGTCGGGCTCTCCTGCTCGATGATGATGTAGTTGATGCCGCTGATTGTCACGTAGCGGCCCTTCTTGAACTTCTGCGTACCAAGCTGGGTGGTGAAGTTCACGACCGCGCCGGTGATGACCACTTGGAGCCTGTTGGTGCTCACGGCCGTGGTGGTGACCGTCGTGCCCCATGAGGCCGCGTCGATGGCCGACTTGAGGCCGTTCCTGACGGCGGCGGTGTTGTTGCCCGTCTGCACGGTGTACTTGGCGATCGTGCTGCCGTAGTAGACGCTGTAGGTGCTGCCCGCCGTCGGGGTGGGACCGAACTCGTAGAGGATTGTGCGGACGCCTCCCGAAAGAACGTTGGACAATGTTATCATCCAGTTGCCGCTCGACAGACTGCCCAACTTGACGCCGTACCACTCATAAGTGTAGACGTCGGCCACCTGTGTGCCTCCGAAGGCGTTGGTGTGCCGGACGCCGATGCCGTTGCGGTCGATGATGACCACGTCCTGCGCTATGACCCCCACCGTGTCGATGTAGGGCTGTGCGTCCGTTACCGTGTATGTCCTCGAGCCGTACATCAGTCGACGTAGATTGTAAGTATCCACTCCCCCGCTCCGAGCGCGAAGCCGAAGGTGAGGCTACCCGCCCCGCTGTTGTATAGCACCTGGTTGCCCGTTGGTGTGCCGGTATAGATGACCTCGAGGCCGATGCCGTTTCTCCTTACGTCCAACACGTCGACGCCGAGGATGGTGGAGTCTGAGATGACCGTTTCTCCGCCCGTGGCCGTGTACGACCAGCTGTCAACGTCGGTGAGCGGTGTGTCAACGACAACCTGGTCGAATGCCGGGTCGCCGTTGATCGTCAGCGTGAAGGTATAGGTGGCGGTCGCCCCGACCGTTCCCGAGATGGTCACCTCGTCGATCAGGCAAGGCACCTCGTAGGTTTTGGTGTTGCCCGACGGGTCGACCACGCTGTACTTGGTCAGGATGATAAAATGCTCCTTCAGCGAGTCGAGTAGGTCGAAGATGCTGTTTTTGCCGGAGTCCGCGACGACCTTGACCACGCCCGAGGAGGTGATGCTGCCCGTCGTGCGGCCGTAGATGTATGACCGCCATTTGCCGGACGTGTACGGCGCGAGCTCTATCTTGTCCGTGGTGTGGGAGATCGTGACGTCCTTCGAGCAGGCGAACGGGTAGAATGTCGTTCCCAGCTTGGCGTAGAAAATCACCCCGTCTCCGCGTACTACGTCAGACATGGCTTACTCATAGTAAAAGTCAAAGGTGTGAACGTCGCTGTCGCCCGGCACGTCCGGTTCGAAGGTTGCATCGTAGACCTCAACAAGGCTGGCCGACCAGATGCAGCTCAGAAAGTCAACCTCCCGGAGGTTGGTGATGGCGTATGTCTTGGTCGGCGCATCTTGAACAAATTTAAGGGTATTGATGATCCCTACGGGGTAATTTGTACCCCCGATATTCCACTTCAGCCCGAACAGGTTCACGTCGAGCTTGGTCTTGTACGAGCGGTTCATGAACCACCTGGCTATCGCGTGCTGACGCTTGAAGGTGTATCGCTCGGTGTTGTAGCGGCGGCGGTACCATTCGTCATTTGTCAAGGTGATGCCGTCGTCCTCGTAGATGGCACCCTTGTAGTTGTTTGTCTCCGCATCGTCAAGGAAGATGGTCTCGTCGAAGTTCTTGCTGACCTCTTTCGATATGGTATAGCGGTCGTAGTCCCCCTTGATCAGCCTCCGTCGGAGGTTCTGAATGCTGGGCTGCACGGTCATGTTGAGGTCCTTGAAATAGCGGAACAGGGCCCCAAGCACGCTCCAGTCGTGGACGAGGTAAAGACGCATGAAGCCGTTTGCCGGGATGGGGTCGAGAGCCGTCACGTCAAGGGTCGACCATTCCTCCCCGTCGTTGTTGCGTGGCACCGCGAGGGAGGAGGCCAATGGGAAATTACTGAAGGCGTCCCATCTTTTTGTCACGCTGTTGAGGCTGTATTTATTGCCGCTGAAGTCCTCGAACACGAGATAGGCGAGAAGGTCTCCCGTCGTGGTAACCGCCTGGTCGTTACGATGCTGGAAGGAGATTTGCACGTTGTCACCCTCCTGAACGTACACGATGCACGACTTCACCCAGCTGTCTGCCGATGGTTGCGGTGCGAGGACGAGGAAGTCGTCATCGGGTAAGTCGTTGGATTTGTAGCGTGTCCACCTCTCGAGGTCTTCCGGCACGGGCGTCGGGGATACGTAGACGTTTTTCTCCCACAGCCAGTTGACCACGCTGAACGCGTCGAACTCGACGCCGAGAATGGTGAACTCTCGCAATTTCACACCCTCCTGAAATGTCTGATTACAGAAGATTTGATCGAACTGCACCCAGTCGAACCGCACCGTCGTCTCCTTGCTCGGCTTCTGAAGCGTCTTGATCATCTCCGGCACGACGGGTTTGACCGACTCGTCCACCCCGACGCTGATGTCGTAGCGCTGGTTGATGCCCGTCCTCTGACCGACCACGGGCGTGTTCTGCCGGAAGCCGACGAGGTTGCCGGAGGTGAACATCTCCTCCAGGCGCAGGACGAACCAGTCCCCGTTCCATTGGAACAAGGTCGAGCTCCATGCGCGGTTGACCTTCTCGAGCACGGTGTAGGAGTCCTCGAACTCGCCCGGTGCCGTCTCGAAGGTGCGGGCGTCGATGGTGCACTGCTCTATGCCCGTCGTGTTGCTGGCCGAGGACATGGAGGTGTGGTACAGGTTGCTGACCACCCGGGATCGCAGGAACTGCACCACGGGCGTCTGCATGGCGTACTGAATATACTGAAAGGGCGTGAAGGTGCCGACAAGTCGCGCCCCATCATCGGAGAGCGGAATGTACTTCAGCCTCCCTATGCCGTCGTCGGCCCGGAGCGTCAGGATGTGGTTCTGCGCGATCCACGTCTCCTGGATGTCCTCCTGAGATAGGTAGCCGTACCAGTAGCCCGTCCATTCGCCGAAGTCGAAGCGCACGACCACGTCCTCGTCGTTGTCGGTGATGAAGTCCTCCATCTTGACCCCTGCGGCGGACGCCAGCACCTCGATGGTGGCCTGTTGCGGCCTGACGGGTTTGAAGAGGTCTTGGTCGGTGTTGAACTCAGAGAGGACGAACGGACGGGCCCCGCCGTAGAGCAGGATGGGCTCGTCCTCGTAGTCGGCGTAGAGGAAATTGACGGAGCAGGCGTCACCCTGCACGTTCTCAAATTCAAGTTTGAACTTCAGCCCCATTATCCGACCCTCCCGATTCTTGCGTTACCTTGATTGAGAACACCCACGAGGTCGGGTCCACGCTGCACGAAAACCACCTGTCCCGCGAGCTGGATGCCTCCGCCGTTGATGCCCGCCGCGCCTGAGAAGGTGGGGGCGGCTGATCTTCCAACGCCGCCACCGCCACCGAGCAGGGACGGCAAAAAGTTGCGGAATAGGCCGCCAAACCCACCCGTGGCACCTTGCGCCGCACCCGCGACGCCGAGAGCCGCGCCTGCTCCCGGTATCAGGGAGAGGATGGCGGCGAGGATGGCGGCCTTCGCCACCGTCGCTACCAGCTGCACCACGAGGGCCTTGAGCGACTGCCCGAGGGCCTTGAAAATGTTCTGCCCATTCTCGATGGCCCCGAAGACGGTGTTGATGGCTGGGCCAAGCAAATCGTTGAAGTCGGTCACGAGGCCCTTGATGCGTTCCTGAAAAGCGGCGGCATTCTTGTCCGCCTTCTCCAAAGAAAGCGCACCCTGTATGAGCGCGAGCGGATCAAATGGCAAAGCCCTCGGCTCTGCGCCTGCCGGGTTCTCGGTTTGGAACTGCTGCGTGATGTCCGTGTCCGATTCCGTCGGCCTTCTCAGACGGGCGAGGCGCAGCTGAAGCTCGTCCCATTCCTTCTTCTGCTTGGCGAGCTCCGCGGTCAGAGAAGCCTGCGCGTTCTTGTTTATGTTGGTCGCGCTGGTGTTGTTTGTCAGCGCGGTGCCTGTTTGGTCTATGCTTGCCTTGGTGCTGTTCTGCGCCACCAGGGCGTCGGCGAGAGCCTGCTTGAGCTCCTTGTATTTTTCAATGGCGAGGAACTGCTTTTCCCCTATTTCATTGAACCGTTCGACCGCAGCCGCCGCATTTTGTATCGGCGCAACCGCTTCTTGATAGCTGGCACCGAACCTTGTCAGAGCTTGGAAACTCCTTTGTGATGCTCCATTGCCACTCTCGAGCGCCTGCGTGGCGAGCCTTGCCGCCTCGTTTATTTCCTCGAGTGCCTTCGCCTGCCGCAGGAACTCCTCGGTGAGATTCTTGACCTGTGCGGCCTTGACAAGGCTGTCGATGTAGGCGTTGACCCTGTTGGTCAATTGACCCGTGAGCAGAGCCTCCTGCGTCAGGTCGCCGAAGTATTCCTTGTTCGCCGCCTTCAGGCCGTTGAGCGCGGTGACCTTCTCGTTGCGTGTGGACGTTTCGCTTTGGATGATGCCGATGAGCGTCGTCACCTTGACGATCTCGTCCTGCACCGATGCCGAACTCTCGCGGCGTACTTGCTCGAGCGTCCTTGCCCCTTCGACCAGCTTCTCGTAGGCCTTGACCTGGTCGTTAATGGTCTGCCCGAGCTTGTCCTCCTTCCCTATCAGGGCGCTCACAGCAGCCCCAAGGCTGCCATATTTCTGTATCGCAAGGGTGATGCCGGTGCTCACCGTTGCGAAGGCGAGAGCGAGGCCTGCTGGGCCTATCAGTGCACCTCCGAGCGCTTTGAGTGCGCCACCGACGCCGCCCGAGGCGCGGGTAAGACTACCGAACGACTGAACCAGCGGGTCAAGGTTGTTCTGAATGGCTATGAAACCGAAAGGCAGGTCGCTCGCGATCCTGCCCAAGTTGGTGAGAGACTGTCCCGCCTGCCCGACGGCGGCCGAGCTGCGCCGGGCCGTCGCGTCGAAGTCCTTGACCGCCTTCTCCGCACGGTTCAGCCCTTGCTGCAAGCCCTGTGTGTCGGCGCCTATCTGTAACTGTAGCTGGTCAGCCATCCTTCTTCTTTAGCTTGTCGAACATTTTGGCGATGTCGTCCTCGGTCATTCTTGCGACATCGTCACCAGGCAGCGGCCACAGTTCCTCGGGCGTCTTGGCGCCCTTCTTCGGGTCGCCCCACATCCGCGCCATCATGAACATCAGCAGGCGGGTCTGTCGGTACTGACTGAGAAGGCGTTCGTTGTAACCCTTCATCGTCAGCAAGACCTCGGAAAAGGTCATCGCATCGTACCCGTCCGCCCCTATCTCACCCGTGACGTGCGCCCTCAACTCTTCCCAGCCTTCCTCGGTTTCGAGGTCGAACTTTTTTTTTCGTCCCCTTCCGGCTGCTTGCCCGTCACCGCCCTGCTCTCGTAGAAGGCTTTGACGACCTCCGTGAACTGCTCGGGTTCGTTGATGTGCTCGTCCACCCACTCGACCACTTCCTCGAAACTGAAGTCGGGGTCTTCGCGTTTGATGTAGGCGTTGTTGAACAGGCCCCAGTACAGGATGACCGGCACGAGGGCGTAGTCGATACTCTCGCCCAAGGTCGCCCCGAGCTTCTGCGCGTCCATCGTGATCCTGTGGACGGCGAGCATGCCGAACTTGAGGCCACGCTTTCGCCCAAGTATGTCCATCTGGACGTATCCATTGCCCATAGGCTGGTTGGTTTAGGTTTGGTTACGGAACGATGTCGAGCGTGCCCGTCGACTGAATCGTGCCGGAGAATGAGATGTACGCACCGCCTGCCGCATCCTGATTGAGCGTGAGGTCGGTGAAGAACGCCTCGCATTCGTGGTGATAAGCGGCACCAAGGGAGGAGCCGGTGACCACGGGCGACGAGAAGCGCACCTTCACCTTGGTTTTGGCGACGATGGCGGAAAGGCAGTCGTCGTACGATGCCTGCGACACGGTCGGGCTGACCTCGCATACCGCGTCGAAGTCGAAGCTGAAACCCGGCTCGCCGACGCTGGTCAGCTTGCCGCAGTTGGTCTCATCCTCCGTCACAGCCACGGTCGTATTGACCGAGGAGGTGCGGAGGCAGACGAGAGCCTTGTAGCTCGAGCCCGCCCCGGTGAAGTCGACCTCGATGTTCTGAAGTGTTCCTTGGATCTGTCCCATTTCTATTTTTGGATTAAGGATTGAGTGAACCTGATGATTTTCCTGACGATATGATACGCCCCGTCCTGCTCCTGCAAGTAGCGGGCCGACTCGATGGTCGGTGCGATGATTTGATAGTTGGCGTCGGTCACGGTCGAGGTCGGCAGGGCGAGGATGGCGTTTTGTACCAGCTCGGCGATGTCGTCGACCGCGTCCAGGTCCATCTTCTTGTACTGCTTACACACCACGTCAAGCGCGACGGAGCCGTCGTGGATGAAAAGCTGGTTGTTGCCCGTTTGGCTGTAGTCGACGGCGTTGATGTAGACATACCTGTCGGGCGTCGTCTCGAACGGCACGTTGTCGTACACGGTGACGGCCTGCCCTTGGTAGGTCAGGTTCGCCAGCGCGGCGGTGTATGCATCTCGTATCGCCCTACCTGGGTTTTTCAACGACCTTCTTTATGCGTTCGATGATCTTTTTCCTGTTCTCGACGTAGGCGGGGTAGAGGAACGGTTGCGGCGCAATGCCGTTGCGATAGATGCTGCGCGCCATCATGAATGCACGGCCCTTGCTCTTCTTGTCATTGGCGTCCCACAATCCTTTTTTCCCACCCCATTCGAGGATCGCCAGCACCATGTCGGCAAACTTGCCTTCCTTCTCCCTTCTTCGGGTTTTGATTTTGGCAGCTATCTCCTGCATGGCCGGAGGTATCTGCACCTTCCCACGGGTGCCGAACTCTATGAAAGGCGCATGGAAGGCGTTGAATCCAACCTCGAACCGAAGTGGAGCTATCTGCTTGGCATATCTCGATCCTGCCAAATTTCCGCTCACGAAAAGGTCCTGCCTTTGCAGATTCCTTTCCGCTGATATGATAATGTCGTTGGCCCCCGCCGCCAGCTCGTCCTCCACGTCCTCCGCCACCTGACCGCCGACCTTCGCCAGGCGGTTGATGGCGTCTTGGACGCCGTCGAGTCTGAAGGTGATGATGCCCTTTGCCATCAGATGACGAGCTTCTTATGGTAGGATGTCATAAGTTCGGGGAAGTCGGTGAGGGTCGCCGCCTCGTTGGAGAGGTCGATGCCCCTGTTTTGATAAGACCATGCGACGATGCGCTTGAGGTCGGTCATGTAGTCCTCCGGGACCGTGGTGTAGCCACACTGAAGCAGTATCTCGTGGATGCCAGGGTAGTAGACCATCAGCTGGTCGCCGTACTGCTTATAGTCGACACAATCGCCGTCCATCGTAACGCTGACCACTCCCTGCACGGGGCCGGGGAGTTCGTACCAGTCATGGGCGGTCATCTCCACGACCAAGTTGATGACCTTCGTCCCGAGCTGCCTGCCCGTGAAATTCTCGAGCCACAGCCGGGCGGTCACGATCAGGTCTGAGATATACGCATCATCGTCCGTGAAGTTCACCTTCATCGCCGCCTTCGCCTCGGCCAATGACAGCGGCTCGCTCGTCAGGTCCTGCTGTATCTCCTTGGCTATCAGAAGGTTCATCGGTAGGTGGCGATTGCGTTTTGCATGAATTTTTCGAGGTGGTGTAGGTTCTTTTTCGGGTCCAGGGCGGCTGCTCGCTCCTTCGCTTTCTTAGATGCGGCGGCATAGATTTTCTTGTCATCGAGCCGCTTTATGGCCTTGACCCAGTCGATAATCTTGCTCCTGTCCTGTATGTAGTATCCCGCCTCTCCGCAATTCTCAAGCAGACCAGGGGTACTCGTACAAATCACAGGGATGCCGCTACACATGGCCTCGGTGGCCGTCCGCCCCCAGCTCTCGTACTGGCTCGGCATTATCAGAATCCTCGTTCTCTCATAGACCTTCTTGATGTCGGGCTGCTTCGGTAGCACCTCAACGTTTGTCGGCTGGTTCGTATGCTGCCCGTCCTTGTGCGGCTCGCTGTAGGACCCAACAACCCCGATAAACTTTCGGTCGGGCATGGCCTCGGCTATTGCGCGGAGGATGTGCCCACCCTTGTTGGTGTCCAAATTTATCAAAGTGATGGCGTCATTGGTCGAAGAATCTTTGCCTACGTTATACACATCCGGGTCGACGGGCGGAGGGAGCACCATGCTGGCGTGCGGATACTTGAGCTTGTCGGCCGCCCATTGTGCGTTATACACGATGTGCTGAGGCTTCTCGGCCTCCATGATATGGATGTACGGGTGGGTGTTGTGGATCAGGTGCACCACCGGCACCCGCTGCACCGCCGCCATGTGTATCGTCCACGAGGTGTAGTCCAGGTGGGTGATAACCACGTCAGCCCACCGGAAAAGGTTCATGATTGTGTTCTGGTCGGGCGGAAAGACGTCAACGTCGTCGTAGATGTAGTGTTCGGTGATTTTGTACTGGTTCGCCTGGTGGAGCAGCACCTTGACCGTGTGCCCTTGCTTCTGCATATGTTTGAGGATTCCGTGCAGCATGAACTCGGCACCGCAAAGGTGCTCGGGCGGGTACAGGTGGACTGATGCGAGGATGTTCATTGGTCGGTTTTTTGGTATTCCATCTCAATCAACAGGTCGATGTAATGCTTGGCCTTGAGTAGGTCCTCGATGCCGTTTTTCATCTTGTAACGGCAGATGTACTTGATGACGTTGCCCTCGATGTATGGGATGCCGTTCACGTGGATGAACTCGATGGGTTGAATGGTGAACTCCTTGTAGTGTCCGCCACCTTCCTGCTTGTCCAATGCACTCATATTACCGTCCATGAATTAGGGTAGATGTCAAGGGTGTCGAGATGGGCGGCGTCAGGTCCGAACCATTCGCTCGGTGCGATGACCTCGCCGCCAGCCAGCCATGCCGCCCACCAGCTGAAGGTGCTGTTGGCGATGATGTGGGCGTGGCACTTTTTCATTCGGCGGAACGCCTGCCGGGTGTCCCCGTGGAAGAGGACATCGTCGGGGCCAAGCAAAGGCTTGAGCATCTTCCACGCGCGCTCGGGTTCGTCAGAGAAGACCATGAAGCGGCCCTTCATCCTGTGCATCGCCGACCCGTAGTAGTCGTAGGGGCAGATGGGATGGTAGGAGCTGCCATAGTCGCCCATTCTGACATGTACGGCTGTATAGGGCACCTTGGCCTTGTCGTCGTCCATGGCGAACAGCTCCCGAATGTAGTCGGCGCAATGGGCGAAGTAACGCTCGCTCTGCATGTGACCGACGAGGCTGACGTCGTCGGGGTGGTTGAGGCCATGCCACCCCCAAGGGATGTGGTAGTCGGGGAGCTCTCGGTCAAGTCGCGGCACATGTTTCCAATTCGGAAACCATTCGCCTACGCTCACGTCCTCCTTGCTTCCGAACCGCTCAGCCGCGTCGTGATTGACCCATTCGGGAAAGGCGTATTCGTAGCCGTTGGCCTTGGCGATGCCGATGGTTGAGGCCACCTGGAACATCTGATTCCCGAGGCGGCCGTAGCGGCCGAGCTGCGCAAAGGTCACCATTCGTCGTTCCTTTTTCGGTGATGGTGGAAGATAACCGGATAGTCATCCGTGTAGGTGCCTTTGTCGTATACGAACGCCCCACCGTTGTACATGGCAGGCCACCAGTGCAGCTTCAGGTTCATCGCCTGCGCCACGGCCGTCAGTATCGCCTGATCGTGGCGGTGCTCCCGGAAGAATGGGTATTGATTGGGTCCGCAGTTGTCGTCGATTTGGTTCCCGTATTGGCATTGCTCGAGCCACTCCTCAACGAGGTACATGGCGTTCTCGCTGTTCCTCAAGACCATTGCCGAGGCCTGCACCTGATGGCCGTCCTTGCAGTTCAGCGCGTCGAAGACCTCGCGCTTGCACCAGTCGCGGTGTAGGTAGTGGTTGCCAAAGAGGAAAATGTCCTCGCCGTTGCGCTCCATCTCGTCGATGATGCGGTTGATGTTGGCGACAAACTCCACGCCTGCGTCGGTGTAGACGATGTAGTCGCCCGGCACGGTAAAGTCCATCAGGGCCCTGTGGATGATGTACGGCTTCCATAGCCAGTACCCCGCCCCCCTCGGCTGCTCGAGGATGTGCCGGTTGTGTGCGGCGAAGTCCGGGTCGATGTCGATGTTCAGCGTCGCATCGCAGCCATGCCGTAGGGCGGAGGCGCGACAAATGTCCAGTGATTTAGACATATTAATGGACGCGTAGGAGACGTGGTAGATCATGGCTGGCTGTGGACTTTATTGTAATAGTCTTCGGCATCTTTATATCTCGGTTTTGTCAAATATTCTTTGTCCAAAGTATGATAAATGCCCTCGTTCCATGCTGCGATTATCTGCTCTTTCTCCATTTGTAAAACCTTTTCAATTATGTCATCTTCCGCATAAATCATGTGACCGCATTTAGTAGGTGTAATTTCTAATTTTTCACCTTTTCTAATTAATTCAATCAAATACTGTACTGCTGTTTGTTTACTCATGGTATAGTTTTTAGGTAGTCCTCACTCGCTTGAAAGGTGTCCGTGTAGTCCACGTTCCTGTCCCACAGGTCGGAGCGGGTCGGCCGCTGGTAGGCGAGGAATGGAGAGCAACAGAAGGCTTGCATAAGCGACAGCTTGGTGTCGAGCCATGCGTCGTACATGGTCTCTCCGTCGTAGTTCCTGGCAATGTAACCCGCGACACCCTTGTCGTAGGCGATGGCGTGGGTGCAGTAGGCGTTTGTGATGGAGTACCAGTGCTCGTTCTCCTTCTCGGGAGGCGTGAACTCGGGAGTCGGCTTCAGGTTCGCCCCGAAATAAAGGAGGTCCCACTGCTCAGGCGCCGCCCGCATGATGCTATCGAGCTTGTCGAGGTTGCGAAGGTCGCAGTCGTCCTCGAGAACCAAGAGCGTGTTAAGGTTGCTCTCGGTGAACTGCGTCAGTATCGCCTTATGGGAGAGGTTGAAGGACTTCTTGGGGTTCTCGTCCTCGATGGCGTAGAACCATTTGAACGAGAGGCCGATCTCCTCAGCCATCTGCGTGAAAAGGTACTGCCTGTCGATGCGCTTTTTTTGGGTTAGCACCACGACCTTGTCGAAGTGTTGGTTTAGGCTCATGTGTCAAAAATAGCAAAAAAAGGAGACCGGCACTATGGCCGGCCCCTTTCTTTGTGGCTTCCCGGAGAGGGTTAGGAAGCGGTGCCCGTTGCGCCGTAGACGGCAGCGGTGGGCTGGAAGGCGAGGAGCTCGATGCGAGCCTCTGCCCTGTAGGTGATCAGGTTCTTCACGAAGTCGTCCTCGTTGAACTCGGTGCTGCGTACCTGAAGACCGCTCGCCTGGGCGATGCCGAAGGCGTTGGTGTTCATGACGTAGAACCTCGAGCCGGTCACCTGGCTGTGGGGAACGACGGGGATGCCGTTGATCCTGATGGCACCGGACTGGTCCACTGCCACGGAGGCGGGCACGGAGAAGTCGCTGGGCTTGGTCAGAAGCAGCGTGCTCCATGCAGGCCAGGTGGTGAGGATCAGGTTCGCGTTGCCGAGGCCGAGGTTACCGTGCTGCGCGATGCCGTCGATCATCTTGGCGACGGTCAGCGTCTGCGAGGTGGACAGGGCGGTCGAGTTGGTCGCGATGGAGTTCAGGAAGCGCACGTTGACGGCGCGGTTCCAGTCCTCGATCAGGCTCTGCGACAGATAGGACTGGAGGAAGGGAAGGTCCTGCAACATCTGACGGCTTACGCGAGCGTAGCCGGCGATGAATGGGACGGACACGTTCACCATCTCCACGTCGTAGTCGACCTGCGCCTTGGCACTGCCCTCGGTCTGCGCGCCGAAGGAACCCTCACCGACGGGGCTCTTGCCCCTGGGGAAGGTGACGTTGCCGGTGGCGGTGGGCACGATGCGGAAGACGTCATACAGGTGCGGGTTGAAGAACGACCTCATGATCGGGTTCTGCACGTAGGAAACCTGGCTGGTTCCGGTGAGGTTGTCGATCATGGTCATGTTGCCGACGATCTTCTGCGAGGAGAAGGGCTTCTCGTTGCGGATGCTGTCGAAGTTCTCGGCGACGATGTCCATGACACCGCTCTTCATGAAGTCGGAGTTGTTCCACCCGGCCTTCTCGATGGCACCGGCCACCATCTTGCCGTTCTTCGCGGCGAGGGCGTCAACCTTTGCCTTGAGTTCGCCGAGCGTCTCGCTCTTCTTGGCGGCGTCCTCGTTGAGCTGGGCCACGTCGGCGGCCAGCTTGCTGTCCAGCTTGGCGACGTCGGCCGCCAGCTCTTCCTTGAAGCCCTTGATCTTGGGCTCGAGGGTCTCGATGATTTCTTTGATCTCGCTCATTGTTTGCGGATTAAAAGTGTTTGAAAATGAGTATGTCTACAGCCTTCTTCAGCGCATCGCTCGACTTCTCTTCGACCTTTGGCTCTTCCGGTGCGTCAACCGCTTCCGGCAGGCTACTCAAGTCCTCAATCAGCTGATGCAGCTGCTTTATTTCAAGTAACAAAAGCTCTATCGTTTCGTCGGTGGCGTCCGTGCTCTTCACGAACTTCTCCAGCTTCTTCAGCCGCTCCACGCGGTCGGCCACCGTCCGCCCTTTCATCCCGAGCATGGGTGTGTACTCGTTGGCACCCCATGACGTCAGGCTCGATCCCTCGAACAGCTGGATGTCAAGAAGCTCGTTGGCGTCCGCGCCCTTCTTCTCGTTCTTGACCGAGAACCCGATGGAGTGCTCCTGTACCAACCCGCTCTCCACCATCTTGATGAAGTCCCGGCCGAGATTGTGGGTGCCGACCTTGCTCTCGTAGTACAGCCCGTACTCGTCCTCCTTCAGGACCTGTATCTTGCCGAGCGGCTGGCGAGGGTCATGGTTGAGGAGGTGCTTGATCCTGCCCTTGGGAAACCATTCGTCTAGGCTCTTCCTGAACGCTCCCGGCCGGATGATGTCTCCGTCGCTGTCCTTGATGTTAAAGGCCGAGAAGTATCCCGTCACGACGCCCTGCTTGGCGTCAACGTCCTTCACGTCCTGGTTCAGTCTTTTGTAGCCGTATATCATTCGTATGCTTTTTTCGTCTATTCGTTTCAGCTTGGCGATGGCCCAATCTATCCCTGCGTCTCCGCCCCATGCGTCCCACATAATCCCGCCGCACCCCTCGCTGTACGGCACGTCCTTGTTCTGCTGGTGGCGCTTGAAGGACGCCATCCGTGCGATCGTGTCGCGCGAGAGGCGCTCTCTGTTCGCCAACTGCCGGGCGCGGGTCCATCCTACATCCGTGCCACAGCTCGACCCGTTCTCCTCCTTGTACTTTAGAGCACGTTTGGCGTTGTTGCTTGCGGCCTCCGGATAGTCGTTGTAGGTGTCCTCCTTCAGGTTCTTCGCGTCTTCCTCCGCCGCCAGGTACGCGACATAGGCGCGATCGGCGGCCCCCTCGCTGGTGTACATGCAAGGGCCGTCGCCTATCCTCCATTTTCCGTTACCGCATTTCTCTACTGGCATCTCCGTCTATTTCGTTGTCAATCTTTCCGCAGTACGGGCAGAAGTGCACCGGGTTCCATTCGTAACCTATCCCCATCGGTTTGACCGTGCCGTCCATGCTCGCCATGTCCTGCCATTTACAGCCGCATGAGTTGCACTTCAGGGCAACCTCGTAGGCTATCCTCGGTAACTCACTTTCTGACGAGTCTGCCATTTGCGTCTCTTTTTGCCTCGAAGACCACCACGCAGCGGCAGTTGATCGTGAAAGCCGCCGGGGCCAGAGGGTCGCCCGGTTGCTGCGCCACCGCCGTGATGCCGTTGGTCCTGCCTGCCTGCTCGAACGGCTCAAGGAACTCCCTGCGCTGGCCGTCAAGTATCCAATGGTCGTACTCGTCCTTCTTGCCGTACGTCCGAGTCAGCCTGTCCTGACCGCTCACCCACACCTTCACCGTCTGAAAGCGCTGCTTCTCGGCGGCGGTCATGCTGCCGATGTTGGCGGCTCTGCCTATCTCGGTGCGTGCTATGGTTAGCGCCCTTGGGTACTGAACGATCCACGACGCCTCCATCGCCAGCGCGATTTCCCTGAACGACCTCTGCTCAAGCTCACCCTGCTGGATGATGTCGAGGAGAACCTGTTTGGTCGTGTCGTCCATCCGCGTCACCAGCGACAGGGCTTGATTGCCCAGTATGTTGACAATCATTTGCAGCACCTCGGCGTTGAAGAAGACGTCCTTGCGTTCCTCCTTCGCCAGGTAGCGGTTCGTCTGAATGGCGAACTGCAACCCCGCCTTCTTGTACATGTCCATCAATAGTTCGATGAACCTGTCGTTGAACAGCGGTGCGCTACCGATCGCGGCGTTGAACCCGACCTCCTCGGCCTTGATTATCAAAGAGCTAACCTGTTCTTTCAACAGGCGTTGAATCTTCGCCGCGTAGTTCAGCTCCAGCCTGCGCATCTGCCTTGCCGCCTGTAGCCAGTATCTCCTCCGCTCTCGAAAATTCATCTATCAGTTTTAGTCGGTAGGCGGCACGTGCCGCGTCCCGGAACCTTTTCTCCGTGATGCAGGTCCATTCGGTTTTCAGTTTTGGGAACCGCTCTTTGACCAGTCGATCAATGAGTTCAGTATCCATACATCCTCCGATTTTCGATAGACGACGGTCTCCTGCTTGACCACTCCGTCCGTGTAAAAGAACCAGTGGGTGATCTCCTCAGATACGGTTATCGAGATCGTCGTCACTGCCCAAATCCATTCCGGCCTGCTCCAACGGAATCAGACCCTGTGACACATAGCTCATGTCGTATGCCCCCGCCTTCGGCTCGTAGTTCATGGCGATGCGCTTCTCGTCCATGGTAAGCCATGAGGCGTTTACAAGCGAGTTGACCATCTTCTCCATGTCCCTTTGAAGCTCGGGAAGAGCCGAGATGTCGAAGTCGATGAACACACCCGTCTCTCCCATCCTCGTAACCAGCCACCTGTTCAGCTCGTCGCGGAGCTGGGCGGCCATCGGCACGATGGTGTTCGTGACGAGGTCGCGCAAAGCGTTCTGATAGTTGTTGTCCGCCATGTTGTCCGGGCTGAACAGCACCACCGGCATGCCGAACACCCGGCACCACTGCTGCAAGCTGAACTGCATGGTCTCGATAAGGGCCATATCCCTGTTGGACAGGCCGAAAGACAGATAGTCGAAGCTCGAT